TAAATGTACCATCCTGTAATAATATACTTTGTTTGAGTAGGACTGGGTATACCATAATGAGAATGAGTCCAGTAAGCAGGAAAGATTGCAAACTTACCTACCTCTGCATCTATCTTTAACTTATACTCAGGAAATATTGTACCACCACCATCAGTAATGGTATTCAAATACAAACTCCATCCCATAACTCTATTGGTTGAAGGAGATGAGTCCTCACAATGAACACCATGATACCCTTGATTAGGATAATACCTTTGAATATTATACTGTGGATCAGCAGACCAATTAGATATGATATCCACACTAGGATATTTTTCTCGATATAATTCTGTACACTGATTAATAACTGGCACGAGAATATTAGTACAGTCATTATCTACTGTAAGATTCATCAGTATATCAGTAGAATCTTTTACACTAGGATTGACTATTACTTGGCCATCAAGAGCATAACATCCTTTATGATGTCTATCCTCTTGACTTTCAAAGTATTCTATAATCTTTTGACAATCACTAGGTGATACCACCTCATTATATGTTTCAATAAAGTGTTGCACTAGGTACTAGCGTTTTTAAAATACTTATTAATAACTTCTACTTGATCATCATACCTAGCAATCTTATCAAGTTCAACTTGAATTGCTTCAGTAATATCAGAGTGCTCTCCAATACCTGCTGGATGTTCTAAGTATACTTCTACGTTTGCTCTATGCTTTGCAATCTCTCCTTGAGCATGTGCTAGTACTGCTCTTAATAATTGTTCTCTCATGTGTAATTGTCCCATTAATAGAGTTCCTCCTCTTTACCAAGTTCTATTATAACATCACTTGTTGGTTTTGCAACACATGTTAAGACATATCCTGCTTCTATTTGATCATCATCTAAGAATGACTGGTCTTCTTGATCTACTGTTCCTTCTACAATCTTACCAGCACATGAACTACACGCACCAGCACGACAAGAGTAAGGAGCGTCAGCACCTGCCTCTTCCACGACATCAAGTATGGTTTGGTCATCCTCTTCATTCCATTCTGCGGTGACTTCATCACCACTAGCGTCTATTACTTTAACTGTAAATGTAGCCATTGTAACTCTCAATAGTTAAAATTATTTATTGAAAAGTTATTGAGAACTCCTCTCATTGTGTCCATGTGCTATTCCCAACTCATGCATCTTTGCATGTTCTCCGATGGGATCTCTTAAATCTTTACCACCAACTCCAAAGGTCTGCCATATTCCCAGTCCTACGAGAAGTAATAGTAAAGCAACTACTATAAAAACTATTATCATATTAATCCTAGCGAGCCTGCTGTTATACCTACACACATAAAAAATCCAAACTCTAGGAGATCCCTAGAGCCTGGAGGAATTGAGGTAAGTAATACTGATAGTGGAATCATTATCCTTGCCAGATCATATCTGGCATTGCCTGTTGACCTGGTCTATTGGTAACTAGAAGTATAAAGTATCCAACAAACCATATAATATTAAATAACCATGCTTGTCTCCAGAGATACTTTCTGATTCCCATAGAAACAAATACATTTCGTACTGCTATAGGATCATCTTCATTACCTATAGATCTAAAAATTTGTTCAATAATGACTGCAACTATAGTACCTATCACTAGAGGATAGAATACAAAGTTAGCAAAGGACATTACTGCTATTAAAAAAGTCATTGCAATACAAAAGAAAATACATTAGTGTATGCTGTTGCTGCTAATACGCAAGCAAAAATTATGATTGGCATTTGACTAGGTAAAAATACTCCATTACTATATAGGTATTTTTACCTGAAGTCAAGCACCTGATGGTACGGTTGCTGGAACCATATCCTGTTGACGGATTCTAATACCTTTACCACCATCTTGATCATCGTCATCATCATTAATTGCTCTTAAGATAAGTTCAACTAATACTAAAACAGCCATAGGGTAGAAGCACCACAAGATGGCTGTTAAAGGTGATATACTGTCTGATGCGGCCATTAAGTCGCCCATTTGTTTTCGTTTTAAAATAAAGGTACGAATTACTATTTAGTTTTGTTAACTTTTTTAAACTATACCAGGTATGAGTTGACCTGTGAAGCTGTAGCTAGCAAAGGCTGCAACGCAACCAACGATAGCAGCAATACCATTCCACTTTTCAGCGATGGAGAAATCGACTTGTTGAGTAGTTTTGTCATTTTTCATTAGTAGATACCTGGAATAATTTGTCCTGTAACTGCATAGGAAAGACCAAAGATCCATATCCCTAGCATTGCTGCACGTCCTTGTGCTTTGAGGAAGATGTTAGTGTCTTTCATTAAAATATACCAGGAATGATTTGACCTGTTGTAGCGTATGCTCCGAAGGCAGCAACGAATCCGATCATTGCCATCCATCCATTAAACTTTTCTGCTTCTGGTGTCATTGTTTTAAACTCCTTTCGTTAGATTTGTAATAGGGTTAGAAAGTGACCTCCACTTATTAGTTGAGGTGGTGTAAGAGACCTTAGTATCTAAAAGATACCTGGTATAACTGCTCCGAATAGGATGTAGTTATGTACAAGTGCGAAGAAACCAATCATCGCTAGGCGACCATTGAGTTGCTCTGCATGAGGACCATAACCTTGATAGTCCTCAACGTACTGCATAGGTGGTTCAGAAGCAAAGATGTTCTGCTTACCATACTCAGTAGTTGTGTACCTCTTAACATGGTTTGATGTAGTTGTCATTCTTTTGTTAAGAAACGTAACAATATTATATAGCAAACATAAAGTTTCTGTCAAGCCCACTAGGTATGGTTACCCACACCGAGATAAAGAACCCTCATTAGTGGTATAAGAAACGCTTATACTAAACGTAAAAACGGTAGCGAAATACATACGCTAAATAAGCTAGGTATATTATCTCTAAAATAAATGAAAAGAATTCTTCCTTTCATGATGTTATTTTTTGCGGGATCTGCTGTACATGCTAATGGACTGCACCATAGATTGTCAAGTAGTGTTCAACTAACAACGAATGCTGCTTCCTCACAGGCAATCAGAGTAGGAAATAGCTATGCTATCTCTGGAACTGGTGTGGATACAAGTGTAGGTGATGATGCTGGATACATAGGTTCTCTAGGAGCTCACTCTAGTGGAGTTTCTGCTAACCCAGTAGTAACAGCAGAACAAAAAGTTGATGGGGCTGCTTTCAGCTTCTCTCAAAGCTATACTGCTGGCGATGCTGTAGGATCAGCAATTAATGTTGGAAGTAATGCAGCTTTCGGTAACTTAACAACAGTTGCTGTTGGTAGTGGTACTGGTACAGGTACTGTTACGTCACAACATGTAGTAACAGCAGTTGGTGGTGGAACAGGAACTGTGACCACTGGACAATTTGTAAGTGAAATAACACTGAACTAAAATGAAAAGGATTGTAGCAGTATTACTGTTATTACCTTCCCCTGCGTTGGCCGTCCCCGTGGTCCCAAATTTTACGCAGGGTAGTATGACGAGCCATACAGAAACTACGTCTACCGTAACGGAGACGATAAATTCGATGGACTATAACACAGGCTGGCAGTACGTAGTTACTGGGACAGGGGTTGAAACAGATTCGAGTAGTCTAGCACCAACAGGGACTACTCAGACATCAATTACTATAGATGGAGTGACTTCACAATGGAATGGCTTAGACCTACAAAACAGACCACAGTTCCAACAATCAGTACCAGGAGCAAGCTTTCAATTTTCCGAAAATTATTCTGGACCTGGGCTATCAAATCACACAATAATTCAACGTACCACTACGATTCAAAGCGTAACGGATACAACAAGTACATTCACACAATAAGAAAGATATGTCTAATACTTGCAACAAGTGTCATTGCAACCCCTGCAAATGCAGCAGACGTAGGTGGAGTTAGTGCTACTGCTAATCCAATCGCCAACTCTTCAGGCTCAGTAACCAACCAGGCAATACAAGTTTTACAAGGTCCTTATATAACTAACACCTATGGTGGTGGTATACAATGCCAAGGTGCTACCATGAACATTACACCCTATGTTACTGGAACAGGATCATTTAAGCGACCCTTTGAAAGATACTATGACGATCCAGTGTATGATGTTCATGATGCCGATGATGACGGACAGATAGACAATCCAGGTAATATACTATACTACGTTCCAACACGTACCAATCAGACAGAGAACTATAATGTATCAATAGGTCTCTCTGCTACATGGTCACGTCCATTGGATAAAACATTACAAGAACAGTGTAAGGAAGCAGCATCAGTTCAAATTAATATGCAGAGACAACTGACTGCTAATAAAAGATTAGACTTTGAGATAGCAAGACTTAAAAACTGTGGTGAGCTCATGCAAGCTGGAATCATGTTCCATCCTAAGTCACCTTATGCATCTATCTGTGCTGACGTTGTACTGATGACTCCTGTAGGACAGGTAACACCACATAGTCATAGTCTTAATGTTAATCAACCATCTGAAACTGAAGTCACTGAAGTCCAAGTAAATGGTACAGCAGAAGATCTAGGAGTACATACTATTGGTAATGTAGATTAATTATTTTTTCCTTTTTATTGGAGGTAATCCTTTCTTCTTTCTATACTCGTCAGCAATAATGTCTGCACGAGTAGGTTTGTAAGGAGTCTTACCGAGTGCTTTATTTACTTTAGTTAATACCTGTTTGATTGCAGGTTTAAAAACCCTTAGTAGTAAATCTGCTAGGGGTTTTGCTAATAGTGCAGATGCACCAGCGACTGCTGCGATTGAAGCGGTTGTAGCAGCTACTTGTGCAGAGGGTAGGTACTGTTCGACTACTCCTATATCCTCATACAATTCTACACAGACTAGTTGACCTTGTGTATTCTTTTGTAGTTCATGTCCTACTACTTTCTCTTTTTCATTGGGTCCAATAGAACCAATGCGTAGTGACTGAGCACCAGGACAATCAGGATCTCCCTCGTCTGTGTTAGGTATCTCTGGTGTCTCTGGTGTAGTAATATCTGGTTCGGGTGGAGGTGCAACTGGTGGTGCTTCTGTCTCTCTTGTAATTGTTAACTGATCTGGTTCATAATTCATTGCAGAATATGATGGGTAAGTTCCATCAGGGCATAGTGTCATTGCCTCACCCTCATCATTCTTAACAAGATCCTTATCCTTTGGTAAGTTATTCTTATGAACCTTGTTATCCTGATGTGCTGTCACACAACCAGGCATATCCACAATAGGATTCCCAATGTTAACTACTACTGGTGGAACCAGGTAATCAACATTGGGTTGTGTATACATCCACTTAGGAGTATAGATGTTTGGTATTTCATTTCTAATATTAACATCTGCAATGTAATACACATTCCGATTTATAGGATATGTATTCACATTTACACTATGAATATCATTGATATGATGCCATATCATTTAGGAACTTCCTGTCTATAATCAGTAGGTATTTGTTGTCTTACTACATCTCCAGTACTCTTAGGTAGCATCTCTGCTAGAGCACTGCGAACTTCTTCTCTTACTATGAGTTGAAGTTCTGATTGCTTTGCCTTGATTCTCTTCTCAGGTCCACCAGTTGCTTGGTCGATGGCATAATTGCCACCAACCACTGAACCAGTACCTATTACAGCAATTGCTGTACCAGTAGAAGTAATCTTCTGGATGTCCATTAGAATGGTTTAAGAGCCTGAGGAGCTTCTGGAGATGCTTGAGGAGCGTCAGGAGATAAATCATTAGTTCCTATAGGAAGTGATCCACCACCTATTCCTGCTGCACCAGCACCACCTAGACCCCCAAGAGATCCAGTAACTGCTTCCATAGCCTGAGATTTAATTCCATCAATGATGGATGCTCTATTGAGATATACGTATAACCCACCACCGACAACGGAAGCAGATACAACAGTAGACGCAATAGCAAGTACATTAATAATCTTTTGCATAATTTTAAATTTCGTATGTTTTCTTCTCTTTACTGTTAGGATCGACAGCAATAATTTTTAATGGTGCTTGTTCAATTCTAAGTGTTTGAACTGGACCACCATTCCCACCACCGCTACCATTAACAGCGTTACCATTCTTGTCCATCTTCATAGTACCATCACCTTTCTTACTAGCTGTCTGAATCCCAAAGCTAGCTAAAACTCCAGTAAAAACCGAAGCTATAAATGTCGGATCTATTTTTTGTTGAGGGACACCAGGTATGGCGACATAGTTTAAAGTTAAGATGCCTCCAGACCAGGCCAGGACTGTGATTCTGACCATTGTACTAATGATCGCTGCCTGTTCCTCTGGGTCGGGAAGTATAGCATCTTTTGCTTTACCGAAGAAACCTTTCTTCTTTGGTTCTTC